AATCCATTCTCGCCGGGGAAAGCTCGCAGGCTCCCGTGACGACCGGCTATTCGACGCTGGGCTGATTCAGTTTTGACTGATACCAAATGAACGGAAAGAATCCCGAACTCGCCGACAAGGTTTTGCAGCGCCATGCGGAACTAGTGCATCAGCGGGCGACATGGGAATCGCTTTGGGAGGACATCGCGAAATTCGTCATGCCCCGGAAAACGACGATGTTCACGCAGACGACCTCGCCATCCACCGAGGACGAGGCGCAACTCTTCGACGCCACCGCCGTCCGGGCAAACATGATTCTGGCCAATGGCCAACTCTCATGGATGACGCCGCTCGAAAGCCGGTGGTTCAGTCTGGAACCGCCGAAGGCGATGGAGAGCGAGGACGAGATCGAGCAATGGTTCAAGCGTTGCACCGAGGTGATGCAGGCCGAACTCAGCCGGTCGAATTTCTACACCGAGATTCACGAACTCTATCTCGACCGGGGAGCCTTCGGCACGGCGGCAATCTTGGTTGAAGGCGGGAAGAACAATTCCCTCAACTTCACCAAGCTCGATCTGGGATCGTTCGCGATCTCCGAGGACGACGAAGGCTATGTGGATACGCTCTCTCGCGAGTATGAGATGACGGCACGGCAGGCCGCGCTCAAGTTCGGCATCGAGAACCTCACCGACTCGATGAAGAAGGAACTGGAGAAGCCCAACTCCAACCGCAAATTTTCATGTGTCCATTTGATCGCTCCCCGTGGTCCGGGTGAGATCGAGCAAGGCAAGCGCGATGGCGCAAACAAACCCTACGCCTCGGTCTATGTGGACAAGGCATCCAAGCATGTCTTCCTGTCCTCCGGGTTCGACGAGCAACCGTTCTTCGTTACTCGCTACCTCAAGTGGAAGAACTCCGAATGCTACGGCTACTCGCCATCGTGGACCGCTCTCCCAGAGTGCAAGCAACTCAACTTCCTCGAAAAGCAACTCGACTCCCTCGCTGAGATTCATGCGTTCCCTCGCATTCTGATCCCTGCTGGATTCGATGGCGACATCGATCTCCGCGCCGGTGGCGTGACCTATTTCGATCCGAACAACCCCAACGCCACGCCACGGGAATGGGGAACCAATGGGCGCTACGACATCGGCGTCGAGCGGGCCGAGCAGAAACGCAAAGCGATCAACGAAGCCTTCCATGTGGACTTGTTCCAAATGTTCGCGCAGTTGCAAAAACAGATGACCGCCCGCGAAGTCGCCGAGCGAGCGAGTGAGAAGCTCATCCAATTTTCCCCGACCTTTGCTCGCCTCACCACGGAGCTATTCAATCCGCTCCTTCGCCGGGTCTTTGCGATCCTCGCCCGCGCTGGCAAGTTCCCTCCCCCACCCCAGCAACTCACGATGGTCGGTTACATCCCCGAGCCGGATGTCGCCTACAACTCCCGAATCGCCCTCGCGATCAAGAGTCTCGAAAACGCTGCCTTCATCCGCACCAGCGAGATGCTTCTGCCCTATGTGCAGATCAAGCCCGACATGCTCGATAATTTCGATTTCGACGAAATCTGCCGCGACATGGCCCGCAACGATGGTCTCCCGGCCCGGTGGCTCATGGAGGAGGAAATGGTCGCGCAACAACGAGCCGCCCGCGCCCAAGCTCAACAGCAAGCCATGCAGGCGCAGCAGATGGAGCAGGCCGCAAGCGCCCTTGGAAAAGCTGGCAGCGTCAAACAGGATTCCGCTCTCGCCGGGATGCTCCCCGGCATGATGGGACAAGCGTGATGGCTCCCGAGGACAAAGCCGCCGCCCTTCGGCGCGAGCGTGAGCGCCAGAAGACGACCAACGCCTACCATCGCTTGTTTGCAGGCAAGGACGGTCAGACCGTCATCGCCGACCTAAAGCACCAGTTCGCTACCGACTCACAGGTTTTTCTGCCTGGTTATGATTTCAACCCTGTGGTCGCCGCCCTTCGCGATGGCCAGCGCGGCGTTGTCCTCCACATCGAAGCCATGCTCCGCAGGCCGGTCATCGCGGACGGCGACATCGAGACTCCCAAACGCAAAGTGAAAAAATGAGCAAGAAATCCAAACAAGACGACATCCCGCCACGCCCCGAAATGGACCCTATGCTCGGCGACAAGACCATCGAACTCGTCGAGTGGCTGCGCGACTACGCGCCCGAGGAATTTCAGAAAGCCTACGCAGGTCGCTCGACCCATCTCGGTTACCACCCCGTCGAAAACTGACGCGCTGTTTTGACTGATACCATTTATGGAAGACACCATCGATACCTCCTCCGAGCAGAGTCTGCTCGACACAGGAGCCGACAGCACCAACGCCGCAGCGCCCGCCGCTTCGGAGACGACCACCACCACCACGCAACCCTCAACTCCCTCGACCGGCTGGGTCAACCCGGACGGCACATTCGGGGAAGGATGGACGAACAACCTCCCGGAGGATTCCGCCGCCTACAAGGACACGCTCGCGAAATACAAGAGCGTTCCCGATATGGCCAAGGCGCTCGCGAATGCGAATGCGCTGATCGGGAAAAAGCTCGGCGTTCCCAACGAGAAATCCTCGCCCGAGGAAGTCTCCGCCTTCCGCCGTGCGATGGGAGTTCCCGAGTCGTTGGAGGAATACAAGTTCGCTCCCGAGGCACTCCCCGAAGGCATGACATGGAGCGACGACATGGCGAAGCCCTATGCCGAGATCGCCCACAAGCACGGCATCCCACCCTCGGCCATGAAGGAACTCGTCACGCAACACGCGAAGACCGAGATGTTCAAGCTGGAGGCGATCCAAGCGACCTACGAGAAGCAACGCACCGAGGCCGTGGCGACCCTGCAAAAAGAATGGGGAAATGATTTCGGAAAAAACATCGGACTCGCCAAGCAGGCCGCGAAGATCGCCGGGGTCGATGCGAATTCGCATGGGTTCAGCGATCCCGAAGTCGTTCGTGGATTCGTTCGCATGGCGCAAATGATGAGTGAGGACAAAGTCGGTCGCTCAATGGGAAGCACGGAATTTATGACCGGCGCAGCCCGCGCCAAGGACATCATGTCGAATGCCGACAACGCTTGGCACAAGCGATACATGGAAGGCGACCGCGAAGCCGCCGCGCTCGTCACCTCCTTGCTCAAGCAGGGATGAATTTCCGCAGGGTGGAGAAATGGTATCTCACCAGATTCATAATCTGGAATTCCGAGTTCGACTCTCGGCCCTGCTAATTTTTGACTGATACCACGGAGTGTGCTACACACTCCTTCGTCAGAGCAGACACCTCCTCGTTGAGCCTGCTCCCTAATACCCGCCGCCGCTGACCCCTCACGGGACACTCGGAAAAGCGAAGGGAGCAGAAAAACCATCAGTTTCGACTGATACCAACTCAACCCAATCAACCCAATCAACCCAATCAACCAAGGAGGCCAAAATGGCTAACAATGTTCTGACCACTATCCCGAATCACTACACGACCCAGTTCGACGCGAACTGGAAACACCTCGTTCAACAAAAAAATTCCCGGCTGAAAGAATATGTCACCGTGGATTCCATCGAGGGTAAGGAGAAATCCTACAACACGATTGACACCGCAACGATGGCTGAAATCGTGGACCGCTCGGTGACAACCCGTATCACCGATCAAACCTTCGCCAAACGCTGGGTTCGCACAAAGGAATACGACACCGCAAAACTTCTCGACGAATGGGACGAGGCCAAGCTCGGCGAAGTCGTCCTGCCAACAAGCCCCATCGTCCAATCCCACGGTGCAGCTTATGCCCGCACTTGTGACACCGTCATTATCTCAGCCCTCGGCGGAGATTCCATGACAGGCACAACCGGCCTCACCGCAGTTCCGTTGCCTGCTGGCCAAAAGGTCGCTGTCAACATGGTGGAAAGCGGAACCGCTGTAAATTCCGGCCTCACCATCGCCAAGCTCCGCCGCGCCAAGTTCATTCTCGACGCCGCTGAAGTGGACGAGGAAGAGGAGCGCATCATTGTGGTTTCGGCTCGCCAACTTCAAGACTTGCTCCGCACGACTGAAGTGACCAGCGCCGACTACAACACGGTTCGCGCCTTGGTGGACGGAAATGTGAACACCTTCATGGGTTTCAAATTCCGCCGCACCCAACTCCTTGGCCTCGCCTCAACGGTTCGCTCCTGCTTCGCCTATGTGAAGAGTGGCATCGTTCTCGCGGAGCGTGGACTGAAAACCTACATGGATGTCCGCACGGACCTCTCGCACTCCCTTCAAATCCGTTCCGTGGCCAGCCTCGGTGCTGTCCGTATGGAAGAGAAGAAGGTCGTCGAGATCGCCTGCGACGAAGCCTAATTCCCGCACCCCGCTGGCAGACCGGGAAATGTCTGCCGCCCATTTTTTCAATCTGTGATCTGACCGCTGCTCAATGACAGACATCCAAATCTGCAACCTCGCTCTCGCCCGCCTCGGTGATTCCCGCATCACCGCACTCACGGACGCGACCGCTCAGGCTCAGTATTGTTCTCTGTTCTACACGCAGACGGTCGAGGAACTCCAAGCCGAGTTCGATTGGCAATTCTGCCGCAAGCAAGTGAATCTCACCAGCGGCACGGCCCCGATTTCTGGCTACTCCGTTCAATACACTCTGCCCACAGATTTCCTGCGGGCGCTTCGTTTTGGGAATGTCGATTCCAACGAAAACTTTGGCGTGTGGGAAATCATCGCCGACAAAATCCACACCAACCTCTCTTCCCCGGTCGCGCTCGATTACATCGCGTCCGTGACCGATCCGGCAAAATTCCCGGCGTTGTTCGTGGAATTACTGACGATCAAATTAGCCGGACTCCTCGCCATGCCGCTGACCGGCTCGAAAGACCTTTTCGGCCAAATGGCGGAAATCTTTGGCGCGACCATGCAGAAGCCCGGACTTCGCGTTCTTCTCATCAACACGCAAGCCCCGAAGACCACCACCTCGGCGGCTAATACCGTTTCCGAGATTTGCCGACAAGCCATCCTCCGGGTCGGCCCATTGGAAGCCTTCAAGCCTTACGGCGAACCCATGGTCATCGCCCAATCTCTCTACGAGCAAACCCGCGACGAACTTCTCGCCGATTTCGAGTGGTCGTTTGCCCGCTCGCAAGTCTCGGTGGCGAAGGATGCCGCCAACCCGGCCTCGGGCTATGCCTTCCGCTACGCGATCCCCACAGGCACCGGGCAAATTCTGCGAATCAACAACCTCGACGATAGCGAGAATAGCGGCAAATGGGAGGTGATCGGTGGCCATGTCCACACCGACTTGCCGACCCCCATCATCATGGACATCACTACCAAAATCACGGATGTCGCAAAGTATCCCCCGATCTTTGTGCAACTCCTCACCACAACCCTCGCACTCAAATTGTGCGGCATCATTGAATCCAAATGAAATACGAATCACTTTTCCAAGAACTCCAATTCCTCATGGCGAAACCAGCTTTGCTGGAGTCCATCGAGACGGTCGCTAATTTTACTGGCACTCTCACCGCCACCGCCTCGGAACTTATTCGCCAAGCGATCCTTCGGGTTGGCAATGCCGAAACCTACAAAAACCAAGGCCAACCGTTTGTGTTTGCCGCCAAGTTTTACCAACCCACGATCTTGGAAATCCTTTCGGAATTCGATTGGCGGTTTGCCCGCCATCAATCCGGGGGAGTCGTCAAGGATGCCGCGAACCCGGTGACCGGCTACGATTTCAGATACGCCGTTCCCACCGGATCGTTGAAAATCATGCGAATCAACGGCATCGATTCTGCCGAGAATTTTGGGACATGGGAGGTCGTAGGTGGGTTTATTCACACCAACCTCATCTCGCCTATCGCAATCGATTACATCGCCGCGCCCGCGACAGACACCACTTACCCCGCCATTTTCAAAGAAATGGTCGTCGTTCGCATGGCTTACAAACTCGCGATGGCCATGGGATTAGCCGGACAAGCCGAGGCCGCGATAAAAGAAATGGAAGCTCTGGCAGTGCGTCCCTCCTTGCAACGCGAAATCGAATCCATTGCCGATTCCATGGCTCCCAACACGATTTCCACACGGACGCAGATTTCCAAGCAGGCGATCATGCGGCTGGGGTCTACCGAGACATTGATCAAGCAACCTATGGTCTTTGCCAATTCGTTCTACGATCAAACCTTGGAAGAGATTCTTTCCGATGTCCCGTGGGCGTTTGCCAAGAAACAGGCAAGCATCACCGCCGAAACCACCGCCCCAAGTCTAGGGTTTGGACGCCGCTATGCGCTGCCTCTCGATTTTATTCACCTTGTCCGGGCAGAAAATATCGATACCTCGGAGAATTTCGGCCAATGGGAAATCGTTGGCGGGTTCCTTCATTCGGACCTTGGAACACCATCCGGAGTTGCTGTCGGTGAAAAAATCAGATTCACCAACCTGCCAGCAAATTCCAATGTCAATACGACCGATACTTACATCGTTCTATCCAACCCCACGGCCAATACTTTCACGATCAGCACACTAACCGGCGGATCGTTGGGGATAGCCAACACATCAATCACAGCAAACACATCGCAAGTTGTTGTTCTTAGCACAAATGGCTCTTTCACCTTGTCAGCTTTGGCAAGTGGAACCTTCACTTATATTGGGGCTGCGGCGGGCGCAGCAGTCAAGATCGACTACACTTTCAAGCAGACCGATGTCACCAAATTCCCTGCGCCTTTTACCGAGGCGCTGATTGCCCGACTCGCCAGCAAAATCGCCATGCCGCTCACGCAAAAGGGCGACATCGCCTCGGCCATGGCAACCATCGCCGTCGAGACAATGATGCGCCCCAGCATCCGAATCCTCATCGAGAAATCCGCCAAACCCCGCGCCACCACCGCTGCCAACACGGTTTCCGAAATCTGCCGCCAAGCCATCCTGCGCGTGGGCAGTGCCGATTCGTTCAAACCCTACGGCGAACCGATGGCACTCGCCACCAGCCTCTACGATCAGACCCGCAACGAGGTGCTGTCCGACTACGATTGGCAGTTCGCCCGGACGCAGACCACCATCACCGCCGATGCCGCCGCTCCTGCGTTTGGATACCTCCGACGCTACGCCCTCCCAACCGGCACACTCAAGGTGCTTCGCATCAATGGCGTGGACGAGGACGAGAATTTCGGAAAGTGGGAAATCGTCTCGGGCTTTATCCACACAAACGAAGTCTCGCCGATTCAAGTGGAAACTATTGGCATCGTTACGGATGTCAGCAAATACCCGCCAGTTTTCCTCAATGTGCTGATCGTCACCTTAGCCATGAAGTTGGCGCAACTTCTGGAAATGGGTTCTCCGCAAGCGATGCCTGCTAAAAAATGAAAGAGCAGTTCTTCCAAGAACTTCAATACCTAGTCTCTCAACCGGCGCTGAAGTCGGCGGTTGAGAGCAGGGCGGCATTCCGCCCAGCCGTCTCGATTTCCGAAGACGAACTTTGCCGGCAAGCAATCCTCCGCATCGGCACCGGCGAGCAGTTCACTTCCAGCAGCCACGCCCTCCTCCTCGCCAAATCCCTCTACCCGCAAGTCCGCGATGCCCTCCTTCTCGCCGGATCGTGGACATGGGCGATGAAGGCCACCACGGTCACCGAAACCCTCCCGCGCCCGGAATACAAGTGGGCCTACCGCTACGCGATCCCGTCCGACTGCTTGCGCGTCTTCCGGGTCAACGACTACGACTACTCGACCGGCGATTCGGCATGGGAGGTCGCTGGGAATTTCGTCCTCACCAATGCCGATTCCGGCTCGCCCGCATGGGTCACCGGACGCACCTACGAGGTCGGCAATGCGGTTTCCAACAACGGCGCGGTTTACCGCTGCCTGGTTGCCGGTTCGACCAAGCAACCCGGCGTGTCCGCCAGTTGGACGACCGATTGGGATGTGTGGCTCGGCACGGCGATCACGCTGGAATATGTCAAGAAAGTGACCGAGGTCACCCTCTTCGACTCCTTATTCATAGACTTACTCACGGCCAACCTCGCCTCCAAGCTCGCCGTCCCGCTGACCGGCGATGCCAACAAAGCCGCGCTCCTCGCGAAGGAAACCGAACTCCTCGGCAAAAGCCCTGCCATGCGCCGGGACTCCACCGAGCGCAAAGGCCGGATCAAGCCTGCGTGGATGTCCAGCAAGCTCGTCTCCTCTCGCAATGGCGGCGATGGGGTCGATGCCGCGCAAGTCAGCGGAGGCGGTCCCGCAGGCGGCGTTAGCTACCCTTCGCTCCTCATCCAAGTCGGGGATGTCACCGCAGTTCCCGGCACCACCCCGCCCTTTGTCACCAACACCGGCGCAGGCAGCACCGCCGTCCTCAATTTCGGTCTCCCCCAAGCAAGCCTCCTTTCATCGGCAAAAACCACGCTCACCGGCAACGGCACGCTCCGCACCTTCTCGATCTCCGGCCTCAAGTCCAGCGACCCAAACCATGTCATGGTCGCCATCAACGGCGTCGTGCAGGAACCCACCACCGACTACCTCGTCAACCAAGGCGCAGGCACGATCACTTTCACCACCGCGATCCCGAACGGCGCGAAAATCGTCGTCGTCGCCCTCGGCCTTTACTCGGCCACTACGCAGCGCGACCCGGACAACTACCTCCACTCCTTCGCCCTCAACACCGCAGGCACCTTCAGCTACTACGGACTGCTCCTCAATTCCGACATCCCCACCACTGGCTCCGCCGCCGCCGTGGCGAAGTGGATCATCACCCGTTCCGCCCTTTCCGCCAACGGAACCGTCACTGCCACCGCCAAGGCGACCAATGTCGCGTGGACCAACCGGGAGACCGCCACCTACGCATGACGACCATCACCGAGACCAACATCACCCAGCAACTGGACCTCTCCCAGTTCACGATTGTCCTGCCCGATGACAGCGTCAAGCAACTCGTCATCTACCCCTCCCGGGCCGATTTTCCTCAACCCGGCAAAGAGGCCCGCATCTACCTCGCGCAGGATAGCGGATCGCTTTGGCTTTGGAATGGCAGCACTTACCAGCAAGCCGCCGATCTCCCCGCGACCTTTTCCGATACGCCGCCCGCACACCCCTACATCGGGCAGCGATGGACACACACTTTTGACCTCACCACCTACGAATGGTTCGGAGGAAGTTGGGTCGAAAAACCAACCAACAACTAGAAAACACTACTACCATGGCAGCTATCTCCTTCCCGGCCTCACCGGCCCTCAATGACATCCACTCCGTCGGTTCCCGTTCGTGGAAATACAACGGCACCGCTTGGAAACTCGTCCCTCGCACAACCGATGCGGTTGTCGAAGGTTCCAACAACCTCTACTACACCAACGCCCGCGTGGCCTCGGCCCCAGCCGTCACCGCTTTGGAATCCCGCGCAGGCGCGATTGAGAGCGACATCACCGCCATCGAGTCGGCAGCGACCAGCTTGACCACCCGTGTCGGCACCGCCGAGGGAGAAATTGATTCTCTCCAATCCGGCCTCTCCACCGCGCAAAGCGGCATCACCGCGCTCAATGTTCGCGTGGACGATGTTCTTTCCAATGTCGATGGCACCGCCCTCGATTCGCTCTCGGAAATCGTCACAGCTTTCCAAGCTGCGGATTCCAACCTCAACGGAGCCATTTCCAGCCTCGCTGGTGCCGCCTCCACGAACCTCGCCAATGCCGTCTCCTCGCTGGAAGCCGCCGATGCCGATTTGGCCTCGGACATTTCCGGCCTCGACGCCCGCCTCGACACGGCGGAGGGCGAAATCAACACGCTCCAGAGCGACCTCGACGCCGCCGAATCCGCCGCCAGCACTTTGGCCGGTCGGGTAACCAGCGCCGAAGGGGACATCGATTCGCTGGAAGGCCGCGCCTCCTCCTTGGAAGGCGGACTATCCACCGCGCAGTCGAACATCTCCGCCCTCGAAAGCGGCAAGCAAATCAAGGATGTCGTCTCCACCACGGCCCCCAGCCACACCGCTGGTCTCCGCTGGATCGACCCCACCGACATGACCGAATACCTCTCCTACAACGGAGCGTGGGTCGAAATCGACAAGCAGTAAAAAACCATGTCCGCCCTCGCGTTTCCATCCACCCCGTCGGTCAACGACACCTTCACTTCCGGCAATCGGAAGTGGAAGTGGACGGGAGCGCGTTGGCAGGTCATGCCAGTCACCATCCCGGCCTCTCGCCTCTCTGGCGAGGGGGCGGAGATGGGCGACATCCTCGTCTTCGACGGCGAGGCGTGGTCACCCGTCCCTCTCACCGAGGGCGGTTCCACCATCGCCCGCGCCGATTGGGACTCCCCCTACCACTACTACGGCATTGCCCCCACCGGCACCGCCGAAGCCTCCACCGGCTGGACGATCACCCGCATCACCACCGATGCCGATGGGTCGGTCACGGCCACCCAA